AACGAGAACTGCATCCCGACGTGAGGTTGGGACCTCAGCACGGAGACGAACCACAGACACATCGTGTCCGCGGTAGTACTCCTTACCGCAGGACTCTCTGAAGTAGCCACTCCAGAAAGACTTGCTCCGGTTGACCTTGAAGCCGAAAAGCTCCAGGGTTCCGATGACGTCGGCGGTCGCATCGACGGGGATGATGATATCATCACCGTAGACGCTAACGCGACCCTTCGCGGTGCGAAGAGTCGGTCGTTGACCTTCGGATGACCAAACACCCATCAGGGCAATCGTCGTAAAAACGATAGCCTCAATGGGGAAGGTCAGAGCCGATCCCATGGATGCGAATTTGTTGAGAGGGATGATGAGTCCGTCAACATTCGCGTGAGTAGAACGAGTCGCCATGACATAGTCACGGAGATGAGGCCACTTTGAAAGTAGCCGTTCTACTACACCAAGGTGAACACGGTCAGACGCTTCGCTCAGATCGAGCGTTGCAAGGTTCCCAGTGATGGAAGCCTCCCGAGCCATAATCTGGTTTCGGGTCTGATCTGCGAAACCAAGAAACTCCGCAAGCGGACTCTTGGCGACGTACTCGTAGATCTCACGCTTAAGCCCTTGCTGTGCATACTGCACGGTAGAAGGCTCAATCGCGATAATACGAGGTGTCGACTGTGTTTTTGGCACAGTCACTACCCGTACGGGTAGCTCTTGATCCTCGGGAACAGGACACGGATGAACGGACGTAGGGAGATTCTCCCTGTAACGCCAGGAGGGGAAGACCCCTTCCAGCCGGTCCGTCCAGTATGAAAACTGCCAGCGCTGTGGATGATCTAAACGATCAGCAACAGCGCCGGGTCCGTGCCTCGGGACAAGCTCGAAATCTGCGACCTTGCGGTCGAGGACGTCGAACATGTCACCGAACCACTGAAGGACGACCTTGTCAAAGGTCTGCCAATGGGAGGGGGTAACCCCGACCAGTGCGTCCTTCAGCAGACTGTCGGTGTCGACAAAACCACGCAAAGCCCTCTTCTCTCTTTCGAGAGTGGTCGGGCGCGCGATTTTGTGAGACAGATAGCATATCTGCCTCACGGCCCAGATGCAGTTAGCATCCGGGTCGTCGAGAATACGACCATCTGCGTCGAAGATACGCGTGAGGAAACCTCGCAAGAATGCGGGGAGCCCTCGGTGGTGTTTAAAGCCACTCAGACGCGGCCAAACTCCGTCAGAAAGTCCTCTTTCGAGGGCCTTGGCGAAGGATGGCAAGGTGATCGTCAAGAACGATTCACCTTCATCTTCGGTCCTAAGCGTGAGCCTTTGAGCGTCACGCTTGGTGTCGACCGAGCAGAAGTGTCCTGCGTCATGCAGGACGGTGAGATGGAGAGTTGCTAGGCTTTTCATGTCTCCCAATTGAGGGTAGGCATCCAGCCACGCAACCCGCGATCTACGAGCGACGAGCCGCTACGATACCGAAAGCAGCCACACTGATCGAAACCAGAGTGGTAATGCCGACGATAACGAGCGCCTCAATGCCGCTCAACGCTCACCACCGACAACCTTGTTGAGGTTGGCGTTGGTGGAGGCCGTCAGCCAAGAGCTGAGGCCTGCGAACTGAGCTGCGATCTCGGCCTTAGTGAAGCCCGAAGGCGGCACCTTGAAAGAGATCGTGACTGCGTCATCAACGCGCTGGTTGACCGCCGTGAGGGGGTCAGCAGCGATCTTCGTCGTCGTCAGGGAAACCGTAGCACGGCGGACACCGCTCTTGTCAACCCGCTGGGTGACATAGAGCTGAAGTCCGTTATCCGTGTCGGTGTAAATCCCAGTCGACGACGTGAGATCAGTCTGAGCAAGAGTTCGAGCGTTAGACGAGATGGTAATCGTCTGGGGATCTGCGAGCACGTGGCCCTCCAATGTTGGGTGTTGAATGTGTGTATTTCAGCGCCCGACCTTTGTGAGGCCGAGTGCAGCCAGAATTGCTGTTTGCGACTCATTGAGCGCATCAGCCCCGCCGGCAGTGAACCCATAGGGGTTCGCGCGGACACGCTGCTTGACAGTAGTACGCCAGACGGTGCCG